GATTGCGACAGTGGATTACTGATAGCAAGGTCAATAAGCAATTAGCAAGGGGTGAGCAGGTGCCAGAAGGCTGGCACCTCGGCCGCATCTTGCGCAGACGCAAACGCAAACGCGTCATTCTTGGTGCTTAGGTGCCTGTATTGAGACGCAAGCTTTGATCGGTCTCCACGTGCCGTCAGCAGATTGGTATTTTAGGTTATACAGACTTTCGCCCGCCGGGCATTCCCACGTATACGATCCATCTGGATGGGCCTGTATAATCATCCCGGTTTCGGGCGGTGGTGATGATATGACTTCGGGCGGTGATGAGGATAATGCTATGATTGCTGTCATAGCAGCTAGATATTTCATTCTTCTTTCCTAGTTTGTGCTACTTTTCAGGGCTTCCCATAGTAACAAGTCGTTACAGAAATTGTCGGCAGTCTTTTTTGAAAAGTGGCCTTTGCGCATTTTCGGCAATGCACGGCGTAGCGCGTTATCAATGCTGATCTTCAACCGATTATGCTCGCTGAGCGGAATATTGTTGACGTGCCGTTGCGCTTGCTCAAAGGCATGACGCTCGACCTTGATCATAATATCGCCATATCGAAGTTCGATACCTCCTTCGACACGAGCCATTGCTTCAGAGATAGTAAGGCTGCTATCGTTTCGAATTTCATCTGTTGGTAGTGGCAATTCAACGATCTTGGTTTTGGACTTCATTGCTCTCTCCTGTTAACTACCATCTGCCGCCACTAGTTTGATGGATATAGCTAAGTGGCTAGTACAGAGCAATAACTGCCGATATTGCCAATAAGAGCGGAAATCCGCAGATAAAAGATAACATTATTGGACGGCGTTGTTTTGTACATGTGATCCAAATAACTATTATTAAGACAGCACCCATCTTAATTAATCCAGCGCCGACAATTCCCAAGTGGTCGAAGGCGAGACGCGCAAGCGGATTAGCTTCCCATCGGTCAGCTCCGAAGCGGAGTACGCCGATACCGGAAGTTATAAGATCGGCTAGATGCCCTAGAACTAATAGCGCGATCCACAGAAGGCGTTCGGTGATGCTCATTCCACATCTCTCCTCCTAACCACCGTCCGCCGCCATTTTTGTGAGAACGTCATCCACGACGCGAACGCGATTATGAGCCATGCATTGATTTGACCCAATAGGTTAGTAGTATTTATCGGCCAGTCCATTAGCGTGAAGATTAGACAGCCGACAAACGCCCAGAACAACCAGCGGAATGGGTAGAATACCCACCAATGGTAACGCCTGGTCTCTACAATTTCGGTTCTAGGCTTCATCAGAATGTTTCCTAGACCAAGCATCTCCAGCAATTGCGAAGTCTTTGTCGGCAGAGGCTGTTACTACTGGCCGCCGCCGTCTTGTTGATGACGTTTTGGGGGTTGCCCGTCTCATCATACGTTGAAACTTGTCCTCGTTTACTACCCGCCAATACCGCCAATAGCCTTTGATCTTCATTTATGGACCCACCAAAGCGCTAAGAAAAGAGAAATGCCAGATATTATGATAGCGAAAGCATCTAGACCCGGTATCGGCGACTTTGGGTCTAGCACGCATAACGCCATTATTAGGGCAATGGAAAAAAGACAGCGCGGCCATACGCCGATCTTCATTTAGTTTGCTCCTACTTTACCATGCTAGATTAAGGTATACGGTGATAGACGATACCGACCATCCTGAGATGCTTAAAGCCCTCCGTCAACTGGAAGCGCGCTGTAGATTATTCCACGGCCGGCCAATGACGGGCCGATTGGTCCACGAGCTATTTGGTGCTATAAAAGACCATCGTGAGCGTTGGCGTAAACGTGGCGTGGATTTTCCGGTGTTGGTGCCATTGATTTGTGAAAGAGATGGCACGATTGATCTAAAACGGGCTGATTTAGACGTGATTGGAATCCGGACCGTGGTCCGTAATTATGTGATTGAGCACCCAAATCTCTCACCATATGAAATAGCCGCAGCGGTTAAGATTGCATGGCCTGACTTAAAGCCTGGTACATTGGCTGATGAAGCGCAGCTTAACCGTATACGTATGTCTAGGTCCCTGGTTCGACAAGGCGTCGATAACCTACCAAAGGAATTGGTGCCTGTTGCAGAAAAGGAAGCATGATTCATGCCTAGATCCGAACATAAATTGGTTTTACCGCGTAAAATCCGATTGACGTTGGCCCATCGTAATATGGATGTAGTTGATATTGGTCCTGGCGAAGTCTGGGTTGATGAGCATACAGCGAAGCATCCGTATCTGCACATCCTTGGTGTAAAGCCATCAGAGACGCGGATTGTTGATGATGATCCTCAGGCCGAAAAGGTCGAGGAGACCAAGCCCGTATCAATGCCACCGTTTCCTTCTGACAGGCGCACGCCTAGGCGTGTGATAGACAAAGAGGATTGAGCCAATGCCTTTATTCTATGACAAGCCCATATCCGAAGCCCAGCGCCGTGCTATGGGTGCGGCTATGTCTGGACATAGTAATCTTGGTATCCCGAAGTCTGTAGGCGCGGAATTTATTGAGAAGGATCCCGGTGGTAAATTGCCAGAGACCAGCGGTGATCAGAATGTCGCGCCTGGTGAGAGCGGTTACCCAAAACCCGGCGAGCGTCAAGTCCCTGGTCCCGGCGCAATGCTGACGCCGCCAGTACAAGCGAGCCGTTACGATAAGCCTTTTGAACATTTATCCTCAACGGATATGAATGTTGGTAAAATGGCACAGACAGCTGCTGAGACTATTGCAGAGCATAGAGGAGATTCTATGCCGGAAAATTCACCAAAACCTCCGGAAACTAAGTCCTCGCCTCAAGGTAAAGGCCAGGAGCCGTTCCAATACCTCCAACCACGCGATAACTATTCCCGAGACGAATCGGCTTCAGCGCCGGAATATAAGCAGGTTAACAATGAGTCGCTCTCTGATTTGAATAAGAAAAACCAGAAGTATTGGAACAAAAACATGGGTTTTGAGGATTGTGAGCCCAGTCCGTTGCCATCTGACTACCCAATTGGCCCCCACTGGCCGGGACGTTGATCGGTGTCTAGGCTAACGTTTATTTCTGCATGGATAGCGATACTTCTTGGATGGGCTTGTTTTTGGGGGGTAGTGATTAAATTTGGAATTAGGTTATTATTGGTATTACTCTTTGTTGGTTTATTGGGTTTTGATGGTAAAGCATCAGCCCAACCCTATGGTGGCGCAGCGGTCTACTTTAATTCTGGGCTGACCGCCACTGTTGTGTTTGTAAAAGGCTCAGCGGGCAATAACGCCCCCGGTGTTGTGCATTTTATCTCTTGTGGCAACACTAATGCCGTAACCGAATACGTGCAGGTATTCGATACTTCAGCTACTGTATCATTAGGCAGCACAGCGCCTAAAATGGCTATCCCCATCCCTGTAGGCGGTGTTAATGTAATACTTGGTTGGCAGGGTGTCGGCATGATCAACGCAATCCAAGTTGCTGCTACGACTACAGCAACTGGTTCAACAGCGCCGGCTACGGCGGCATTGCCTTGTAGTATAGGATTTAACTGATATGGCAGTTGTTAAAACGATCAGCGGTTTTGACGGCGATTGGTTCTACCGCGCGCGCCCTGCGCGTAATGGAGTTTATGGCTACTGTGCGTGGCGTGCTAAAGTACCGGAACTTGGGGATGGCCCAGTAATTTGGATATTATGGAATACGGGAGTCCAGGTAGCTTTTGCTCCTACGCCTGAAGACGCAATCGCTAAACTGTGGCGAGAAATGGCGTACTGATGTCTGTTGGTATAACCGATTTTCGCCATGACTTCCCCGAATTTCAGGACCAAGGGCGGTACCCAAATTCGGTTTTGAATTATTGGGGCGCTGTCGCTAATCTGTTATTGCAGTCTTCTACTCTCGCCCATTTGTGGAATTCACAGACTGCGTTTCCGTCTTATTTCGACGGTGCATCTACGCCGCGCACAATTTTAGACCTTGGGGTTGAGCTGTTTGTTGGGCATAATCTGGCATTAGAGGTCCAGGCTGCGGATGCTGCTGCTTTGCGAGCGGTGCCGGGGACTGTGGCAGGACCAATATCCGGCCGCAGTGCTGGCGGTGTATCAGTTAATTATGATGCAAGCTCTGGCATCGAATTAAAAGCCTCGCATTTTAATTTGACAATATATGGGAGAAGATTCATTAACCTAGCGCGGATGGTTGGTACTATACCATTACAGATCGGCGTAGGGGCTGATCCAACCGGTGGGCAGAACGGTCCAGGATGGGCTGGTCCTCCGCCATTTATTGTCGGGAGTCCGGGGAGTGCGGTTTACTAAATGAAATCAATCATTTAGATAAACACGCTGGCGTTCGTTGGGCTTATGTAGACAGTTGTCAACTGGAAAATATCATGAGACCCACAACGCCAGAAGACATAAGCGACCGATACCACGAACTGATTCCTTCACGACCTGATAATCCGCCTGAAATTGATCCGTTTGGTGGTCGTCGCCGAATGGATTTGTTAGGAGGTGGTACACTAATGAATTGCGAATTTTGTCCAACTCCAAGCAAGGATTGTTTGCTTAATTGTAATGCAGAGTTCGAGAAACAAACGGCTAATGATGGTATTATAGTAACATGATCGTTGAAGCTAGCACTGTTATCAATAACCTCCCGGAAGTCGAGCGGCTAGTTAGGAACCTAACCGAGCAGAGCGTGCTGGTTGGTATTCCAGAACAAACCGCCGGCCGTATGAAGAACCCGCAGGGAAATAAAGGTGTTAAACCACTTACCGGCACCAATATTGGTGATAACAATGCCGCAATTTCGTATATCTTAAATCATGGCTCACCCGCTGCTGGTATTCCGCCAAGACCCCATTTAGTGCCGGGTATTCAAGCTGCTATAAACCTAATTGTGCCGATACTTCGGAGCGTCGGTGAAGCAGCTTTGCGAGGCCAACAACAGGCGGTTGATAAAGGCTTACACAAAGTAGGGCTTATTTGCCAGGCATCTGTGCGTAGGTATATGACCACCGCGCAGTTTGTACCATTGGCAGAAGCTACACTGCGTGCTCGGCGCAGACGCGGTCATAAGAGCACGCGGCCTTTGATCGAATTCGGCCGTCTTAGACAAGCTTATACCTATGCCCTGGAAAAGAAAAACGTGCGTACTTATACGCAGCCAGTCGAAGGCGGCGGCGAATTTTCTAAGCTGATCAAATAGAATCGATTCTGGTGTGTCTAGAAGCGTCGCCAGCGCGCGAATCGCGTTTTGACGTATCAATGACGCGCCGATCGATCACACGCATCACACGCGCGTTAAAATCGATTCTGATAGATGCCCGTTGCTTTTGATCTGCGCGATGCGTTATCGGCGCCCGAATTTGTCGACCAATTTAGGGTACTTAGGCGCGACCAAAATATAGACACCACTGGGCGTGCTCGCAACACGCCGATGGCGGTTGTTGGGGCTTTGGGCGTAGTAACGGCAACCTCGCCTAACGAGCTTGTCCGGCTTCCTGAAGAGCAGCACCAGTCCAAGTCTATTGAAATTACAACCACGTTTCCCCTACACGGTCCAGCAGAAGGTCTGTCTCCAGATCTAATCTTATGGCATGGTGATACTTTTGTCGTCACGCTGTTGGACGATTGGTCGAATTACGGACCAGGCTTTATCCATGTGGTATGCTCGTCTATGGATGGTGTTGATTTGCCGCCAGAAGCAACCGGCGTAGGCCAGGAAGCGGCAATGAAACCTACGTTGTTTGATGAAACCGTCCAATTGGTTGGTGAATACCAACTTCCTACTAAGGGTATTTTCAACCAGCGGCTGCTGTTCATCGGCGCTGGAACTATACTAGCACCAACTAATGGTCAAATTTGTACGGATACTGGAAACTTCACAACAGCTCAGTCTTCTGAGCAGTTTGCGGCATTGGCACTAACCTGTCTTGGAGGTGGCCAGTGGGTTGTTACGTCTAAATCCGGTGATTGGACTTTTGCTTATGTAATACCACCAACGCCAATTGCTGTAACGACGATCGAAACCATCCAACTGGTCGATACATACCAGTTGCCTGATGGTACAGCGAATACGCAGTTATTGATTGTGGGTGGGCCAGGAACTGTGCTGGCGCCGCCTGATGGTAATATATCCAACACAATCGGAAGTTTTACATCAGCAATGGCTAGTCAACCACTATCGGCATTGTTGTTGGCTGGTATGGGAGAAGGTCAATGGGTAGTGGTGTCTCAGTCCGGAGGTTGGGCTTTTTCCTGAGGGTAAACCGATGAAGATGTTACGCTCTGTTGTTGTTGTACTTTTGACTATGTTAGCAGTGCCAGCTTATGCTGCAACCACTCTAGTCTCACCAGTGCAGACGTTTACGCAAACGTCGCATCAGTGGTTAAACTCGTTATCAGCGACCGGAGCGTTTTCTGCTTCTCAGCCGGCTGTGGGTGACTTATCTGCTGTAAATGGCGGGACTGTGCTCGGCAACCCTACGGGCTCATCAGCGGCACCAACAGCCACAGCAACTCCGGTTCTTGGGATTGGAGGTACTACTGCTGGTACCCTTGGTTTGGCTAATAATAATACTAGTGGTGCTGTTGTAACAGTTACAAACCCTGCAGCGACGACCGCTTACAACTTCAATTTGCCGGCGACGGCTGGCAGTTCAGGTCAGGTATTGGAAAGTGGTGCTGGTGGTACCAACGCCATGACCTGGGCGACGCTTAATACATCGCCGGATTATACAGTCACCGCTAAAACCACAGGCTATACAACGTCTAATACTGATTCTGGTGTTGTGTTTAATAACACTGGTGCGTCTGGATCTGTAGCGATTACTGCGCCAACGACACCAACTGTTGGTGAGCATCATTGCTTAACGGTAGATGCAGCGCAAAACTTTCAGTTTACGGCGGGCACTGGCCAGACGATATCCCTTGGCGGCGCGGTTGGTGCGTCAGCGGGTAACATCCAATCGTCGCAGGTCGGTGCAATCGTGTGTTTATATGCTGATAGCACGACTTCGTGGATCGCGCAGAATATGACCGGCCAATGGACGCTAAACTAACGCGCTGCCTATTGGCTGCCGGTTTGCCCTTTATGTTGGTTGGATATGCGGCAGCTGGGGAGCCTGTTACTGGGGCCGTGCCAGCTATGCCCGAGCCAGCTAATAGTGGATTAACGTGCGCATTGCCTACATCCGATGTGACACCAAACGTGGTGATTGCGCGGTTACACTGCTTGCTCAACGTTGTTGATAACGACCGTATGGTCGAGGCTGACGCCAAGTCGCAATACCGAGCTGAAGCTTTGTTGGCTGAAGCTCAGGACGCTGATGATAAGGCGAAGCTCGGCGCTAAACTAGGTGCCGTGCAAACTGAACTGCGTAAGACACAAGATGCGCTGCATAAAGCGCAGGCTGAGTTGAAGCATCTGCAACATGAAAGGAAAGAGGGAATTATAGGCAAGCTAAATTCCTTTATGGGAAACTAAGGCTGTGCGCTTTTTATCCCTGGTTATTGTCCTATTAGCATTGGCAGTAACTAGAGAAGCTGATGCTGCTGGGACTACTTTTGAAGGTCCAATTCAACCTTATTCTTGTGGTTCTAACCAATTTGCGTCTGCATTGTCGGGAACTGCTGTTACTACTTGTACATCCCTTCCAGCGATCAATTTAGCAGGTTCTGGAGCCGGCGGCGTTACTGGCAACCTGCCAGTAACTAATCTGAATAGCGGCACGTCGGCATCATCAACGACCTTCTGGCGCGGCGACGGAACCTGGGCCGCACCGAGTGGAAATGTTTCGACCTCGGACAGTAGCTCGGTTGCTGGACAACTGGTGACCGAGGCGGGGACGAGCGGGACCACGGTTACTAAGGCGGCTGATGCGGCACTAAGCAACGGCGCTCTGACGCTCGGTATTACTACGGGACCTATCCCTGGCTCAGTTACGATGTGGGGAAACACCAGCGGGAGCTTACAGGTCAAGCCAGCGGCTGTGGCAGGGACTGGATCGGTTTTGACACTGCCCGGAGGCACGACTGACTTCTCTGCGACTGGCGGAACTTCCCAGGTCGTCAAGCAGGTCTCCGCCGGCGCTGCATTTACGGTAGGTCAGTTAGCATTCACCGATATATCGGGGAGTCCTAGTGCCGCACAGTTAGAGACGAATTTCGATACGGCATTAGCGGCGCAGTATCCACCGGTCAATGGCGATTGCCTTTTGGGTAACTCTACCCCTGCGTGGACGGTGGCGACTTGCCCAGGTGGCATATCGGGTTCGGGGGCAGCGGTAATTGGCGAGCTACTGTTGGCCAATAATTCCAGCACTCCTCTGAATAGCGCCACGGCGGCGGCGGACGCATCGCTGAGCAACGGTGATCTGACGCTGGGCTTGGTCACAGGTCCCGTAGGCGGATCGGTCAAACTGTATGGCAGTACCAGTGGCACCTTACAGATCAAATCGGCAGCAGCGGCTGGAACTGGATCCATTATCACCCTACCGGCTGGTACCACGGACTTCTCGTCTACAGGCGGCACCTCGCAAGTAGTGAAGCAGGTCTCGGCTGGTGCTGCGTTAACCGTAGGACAGCTGGCCTTCACTGACATATCAGGTTCTCCAAGTGCTGCGCAGCTGGAGACGAACTTCGACGCAGCGCTACAGGCACAGTATCCGGCAGTTAATGGCGACTGTCTCGTCGGCAACTCGACACCTGCGTGGACGGTGGCGGCCTGCAATGGCTCCGTCGATCTTCTCTACTCGGCCAACCACACCATTACGTCGCCGACCGACATCGGAGCGGTCCTCAACCTCACGAGCAGCGCTACGCTGACCGTGCCGGCGATTGCAAACTTCCCCAATGAGACTGTCACCTGTTATGTCAACCAAGGGACTGGCACCTGGACACTGACCTCTCAGTCATCTACCGGGGCTACGATCAACGGCATCATCGTGGGTGGCGGATCGCTCACCGCGGGCAACAGCGTCAGCGTGCCGCCGAACGCGGGTGGCTGCCTCGTTAGCAATGGGACCACGCTCGATTGGCAGCCCGGCGCGCAGGCGTCCGGCGTCACGGCAGGCAGCTACACGAACAGCAACATCACTGTCGATGCGCTCGGGCGCGTCACGGCGGCGGCGAACGGTTCGGGTGCTGGAACCGCGGGTAACCCGACGGCTACAGCAGGACCGAGTGCCATCAACGGCTCAGCGACAACCTACATGCGGTCGGACGCGGCCCCTGCAGTGCAATTAGGGTCGTCGTCGCAAGTGGGCCTCATCGAATGTGGGACAGGCACGTCCTGCACGAGTGGCGTCATGACTGTCACGGCTCCCCCATCGGCCGCTAATCCCACGGCCACAGCCGGCCCTAACGCTATAAACGGCTCCGCCGCCACTTTTATGAGGTCTGATGCCGCTCCAGCGGTGCAGGCAGGGTCCTCCTCACAGGAGGGTATCCTTGAGTGCGGGACAAACACCACGTGCTCAGGCGGTACGATCTCTGTTGCAGCCGTTCCGACGGCCGCTAACCCGACGCAGTCGATAGACGGGTCGGTCCATAACGGTAGCGCCACCACGTTCATGCGGAGCGACGCGGCCCCCGCAGTCTCCAGCAATGCGATCACGAACGCGCTCTCTGCTCAGATGGCGGCGCACACGATTAAGGGCAACAACACGGCCTCGTTAGCGAATGCCGCGGACCTCACTGACGCCCAGGTCGCGGCGGAGCTGCCAGCGTTCACTGGGGACAGCGGGTCGGGAGGAGTCAAGGGATCGGTCCCCGCGCCGGCCTCCGGCGACGCGGCGGCGGGTAAGTTCCTCGCCGCTGGTGGAGGGTGGAGCGTCCCAAGTCCGTCCTTCAGCTCGCTCGCGTCCGGGACCAACACGACCGCTGCTATGGTTGTAGGGGCAGGAGCTTCGCTCGCGATTTCCAACACCGCCCTGCCGACTCAGGGCGCGGGAACGCTGGGCCTGGCCGGAACGGCATCGGTCCCTACCCTAGCGGCGAACAGCGAGGGCGATGCGTTTCTGAGCGCCACTAATGGCCTGAATCTGATGGGCCAGGGCAGCACCTACGACGTGGTACTGTCGGACAAGGCGGGCAGCGTGGCGCTCGGCGTGTCTACCGGTACTCAGAACGTCGTGCTGAACGGAACGCTGACCGCCGCATCGCTCGGAACTGGAACGCAGGTCTCCTGCCTAGGATTGACATCGGGTAACGTGATGGTGCCGGCGACCGGAGCCTGCGGGACGAGCAGCACCAGTTTTGCCAACCCGACGGCCACCGTCAGCGGCACGGTGACGAATGGTAGTGCGACCACCGCCATGAGGAGCGACGCGGCTCCGGCACTTGCTAATACAGCTGTCACTGCTGGTAGCTACACGAACGCCAATATCACCGTAGACGCGCAGGGGCGTCTAACTTCGGCTGCAAACGGTACCGGCGGTACGAGTGTCCCGATGCCGCAGGGGCGCCTCACGCTCACGGCCGGGACTGCGGTCATGACCGCTGACGTGGCTGCGACCAGCACCATCTACTACGTCTGCTACAACGGCGGGAATGCCGTTCCGTACTACACCGGGACCGCGGACGCAGTGGATACCATTGCCTCGTGCCAGGTCTCACTGACGATGGCGACGAGCAGCACCGGAGTCACCAACTCAGGCGGCGTGTTCGACATCTGGTGGGTACATGGTGGAGCCAGCAGGATCTGTGTCGCGACGAACGGTTCCGGCGGCGGGTGGGCCTCCGACACGAGCGGGAGCAACACGGCGCGTGGCTCTGGGTATAGTGCGATCGACAAGACCACGCGCTCATATATCACGAATGCAGCGACGATCGCGCACTGCTACAACGGTACGACCGACTACGGGTCCATCACGGCGAACGAGGCGACCTACCTTGGCACGATCTATACGACAGCCGCCGGCACGACAATATGGCAGCAGCACGCAGCCGCGGTTTCGGGCGGTAGCAACCCTGTCCTCGGCCTCTACAATGGATACAATCGCGTTATGGTATCCTCAGAGGATTCGGACAACGGCGCTCAATGGGCCGTGCATGCAGCGGGCACTTGGGAGCCGTTAGACGTGGGCTCAGCAAATAATCTTAAGAATCGCGTCACCTACGTAGACGGTCTTGGGGAATCGAATGTCACTTGCAGTGTGGCCGTCGTAATGGCTTTTGCGGGTGCTGGTGCCTACACTTCGGCCGACTCCTGTGCTCGCAATACTACGACCAGTTCGGGTAACAATACTAGTAACGGTTATTTTAACATAGTTGCCAATTTGACGATTGTCACTAACGACGCTTATTACCCGAGCATTGGGGTTGGATACATACAATTCATGGAATATACTTCAGCTGGAGGTGCTGGTATAGGCGGAGGCGCTGGATGGGCCATAGGTATAGCATCGCTAGAAATGTAGCAGCGGCGATCCTCGCGTTGTTGCTGCTTGACGGCGGCCGTGCATTGGCGTGGGTGCACGCGACCGCCAATTCGGCTCCAGTCCTCACCTATTACGTGTCCGTGACGGGCGGTGACAGCAACAATGGGCTCACGACGGGGACCGCATTCGCTACCCCAGCGCATGCGCAGAGCGTAGTTGAGACCCAGATAGTGAGCGGTAGTCCGACGATGGCCGTCGACTTTCTGACCGGGACGTATCGGCTCACTTCTAGCTGGACGTTCACTTCAGCCGACAGTCCGCTTCCCGGTAGGCATATCACTTGGCAGAGCGCGTCAAGCAACACGGCGATTATCTCCGGCAGCGTACAAGTTCCAAACAGCTGGAGCGTCTGCACCAGCGGCGCATGCCAGACTGCCGGTGGATATAAGATAAGCCTGCCGACAGCTTCGGGCTACCCAGCTGACTTTCGCGAGGCGTACTTTGGCGGCACGCACGGGACGCGGGTCCGTGGCGCTTACCAGCCCTCCGGTTGGACAGTGAACATATCGACGGCCCTCTATACGACGCCATCTAGCGGAACGCAGCCGCTTTCTACATCGCTCAATCCGACGCATATCGAGGTCGTGTCGGGCGACGGGTGGCAGACGACTTATTGTCCGATAACTACCCCGAGCGGCAGCACGCTTCCCGTCACGTTCTCAGCGCAGAGCCCGTGCTCGACGAATATGATCGCCGCATTCTGGCCTGCTCAGACGTTACCTGGCACCCAACCGACGCCGATGTGGATCGAGAACCAATATGAATTGTTGCCAACGTGTGGACAGGGCTGTTGGTATTGGGACCCAGTGGGGACGATCCTCTACTATGTCCCGCGAACCGGCGAGAACATGGCTACGCTGGACGTCGAGCTTCCGGCGGTGGCGTCCCCGCTGGTCTCGCTGTCCGGGGTCCACAACATTGAGTTTGACCGATTGATCTTTGAGCATTCTACGTGGTTAGATCCAGATTCTTCGGGCCACGGCTATGTGGAGTGGCAGTCTGCCTACTATTGCCCTGCCAGCGGCTCCTGCGAGACGCCCTCGACGGGGCTGCGATTGCCCGCGGGCGTTGATATAATCGGAGGGTCGCACGACCTGGCCTTCAACCACGACGAGTTCACCCACTTGGCCGGCCGGGCGATGTTCATGGCCGCCGGAACCCAGAACGTCACGGTATATGCGGCCTTGTGCCAAGACAGCTCGGGAGGGTGTATCCAGGTGGGGGAGATCAGCGATTACAACCAATCCAACCCGGCCCTGTACACCAAGAACATAACGATCAAAGACCTGAATTGTACGGCGAGTCCAGACTTCGAATACCACGGTGGCGGCTGCGTCTACGCGCCCAATACCGTGAACCTATCCATCGACCACTCGGCAGCTGATCACCTCTACTGGGTAGCGTTTGCGACGGGCAATCTGAACAACTTCGCATCTAACTACAACGCGAATAACTCCATAACCAATTCCAAGACGAACACGATCTGCACGCCTCCATATGAGGACTGCGGCGACTTCTATACCAACGGGCCAGAAGTCGTCTCTTACTCTAACAACTATAGCACCGGGATAGGCGGCAACTCCACCAGGTATCGCGAGGGCACATATTTCGTAGATAGTTACTCTAACAATTTAACGTTTACTAACAATGTGACCGATAGTCCTCTGACGACTAACTCGTGTAATTATAACATAAATACCGGCAATTGCTTCGTGTATGCCAATGGCGACAACACAGAGACTGGTGTCAGCATACAGAACGAATGGACGACGAATCAGGCATGCTTCTTTTATTCTATACAGACGACGTGTGCATCGAGTCAGGGATTGACCGTATCGGGCACAACGACGATCCCGCCATGCAGCGGATCGACGCCCGGGACGTGCGGATACGTAGAGGCGAACGCCGGCATAGAGGCAGGCGTGACGCCGGGGCCGTAAGGCGCTCTGACAGTGCGCGTTTCGGTTGGTAGGTCAGCCGTCAAATCGACGTTCGTGATCGAACATCGAATTAGAATCGATTCTGGCACGTCTAGAAACGTCGCTCATGCGATGAATGCGAAATCGCGTATCAATGACGCGTCGCGCAAATATGCGTATCAGCGACGCTTGAAATCGATTTCTAACAAGGGCACGCTGGATGTATGTAGTTATGTTGGGGGAGGTCCTACCAGGTGATCAGCCAATTGGGTTTCCGGGGAATCCTTAACACCTTCCTTGATATGAGGTATATGCTCCTGGTGCTCGTACTCCTATCCGGGTGCGCCCAAGTAGGACAATACGGCGCCCAAGACGCCGCAACGGCGGCGGGGATCGCTGCTGCGGTGGGAGATACAGCAGGCGCGCAGTGCTGGCCTGTGTGGGAGACGATTACTAGCGCCATCGCCGCTGCCGGCGGTAAGCCAGGCGTGTTTACAGCGGTCGAAGAACAGCGTGCGTTTAAGATAGCGATCGCTTCACCGTCATGCCAACCAGTTGCTACCGATCTGCTCGCTGAGCTGCTGAAGCTCGGCATTCCAGGAGCAGGAGCATTAGTCCCGTGAGCAGTACATTATGGATATTGGAACAGGAGTTGCTATAGGTTTCGCAGTTATCGCCGTGGCCTCGATGGTCACTGATACGTTCAGCCTGCGACAGACCACAGCAGCTGGGACGATCACTGCACTGAAGGCTGAGGTCGATGTTCTTGAGAATAAGGTTGAGGCCCAGAGCCGGAGTCTGGATGAGTGCCGGACCGAATGCAGGCGATTACGCGACGAGAATTTTGATCTCATGCGTCGGCTGTCGAACTTAGAAAATAAGGATCGATGATATGTCGCGCCCTTTATGGATTTACGTGGTAAGCTTTATTATAGTGATAATCTCCTTGCTAGGAATAGTCATCGACACGCGCCGTCAGACTGAAGAGATTAAGATCAACCAAGGATACATACGTGAGGCGCTAGAGGCGTGCCATAAGGCTAATATGCAGGAACTAGACAATGACCGGGTGATCCTCGCGAATGAGGACAAAATCATCGCATATAATGATACGCGCCGCAGTCAGAATGCTGAAGTCTTGGCAGCACAGAAGACAATCCGCGATGATATTGCGCGCATGATGCAGGAGCATGCCGCGATCCTCGCCGCGCAGGAGAAACAGGCTGAGGCCCTCGCACGCTGCATTAACCTCTGGGACGAACATGTACCTTCAAAGTCGGCGCACTGAAAGGTTTAAGATATGAATGCGACGCACAGCTCAGGCATTCTTTCGACGGCGATCCTTATACCTGTTTTGAAATGGCTTTTGACATGGCCCATCCATTCTCCTGATGACGCGGCGATAGCAGGTATGGCTGGACTCTTGATCGCGTCACCGCCAGCGATCAAAGCACTCGTGAACTGGTTTCTACCCCCTAAAGCTGTCTGAGAGATGAACTATGCAAAACACTAGAAGAGACGCATCCTCATCGGCGATGTTGGAGATGGTAGCATGGCATGATAAATTGTCATCGCTACATATTCTTAACAAAGATTTGGAATTAGCATCACGGCACGAAGCAGAAGCGGAGCGGCAAGAAGTAATTTATAACGATAACCTTGATCGTTGGAAACGAAGTAAGGGTCAGGACGTAGCATCAAAGAACCGTGCTGAACGGGCGGCTAAAGCAGTTATTCGTGAACGTAGGCTTGCTTACGCTGCTAAGACCGATATGGATCCTGTAGCGCATGTGTCCCATACGTTGGTAGCTGCTCAACTGCGTGCAGTGGCTAGCGGCGGTGATGCGACAAAAGCTGTTGTATCTGCTGTAGATTTACTTGCTCACCACAGCAATGCAGAAATCGTCAAAGCGGCTGAGGCACATCCTAATTTTCGGTTATTAGCTAAAACCGCAAACAGTATTCATTAAAATGGCTGATACGCCTTCAATTGCAGAGAACTCTTCTCAGCGAGGCTTTCTACCGCCAGGGCCCGGCTTGTTTAGACTCACCTTTGATATGCAAAGTAATGGATTAGACGAAGGTTATCTGGGTGGTCCATATCCGCGAGATGGCCAGCCTCTCGATGATTTCTGCCAACAATATATATCTGGTATTACTTGTTTAGATCCGACTTACGTTCGCCCATTATGGCAGCCAGAGCCTCCAAATATCCCAGATTTTTGGACTAATTGGGTAGCGGTTGGAATTACTGAATCGGAGTTGGATCCTGGTTGGGCATATAGGTTGCATGATCCAGCGCATGGCGGCCGATCGATTGTGAAGCAGCATGAAATATTCTCATTATTGTGTGCGTTTTATGGACCAGAGGCGGATTGGTATGATGGCTTGTTGCGGGATGGATTATCAGTGCCACAAAATTCTGAGGTGTTGCAACTAAATGCAATGGGTTTAGTTGATTGGCACCATCGGGTTGTTGTGCCTGAGATGATAAAGAATAAATGGTGGCGGCGGGTTGATCGCCATGTCCGAATCCATCGTGAGATTAGACGAACTTATCCAATACTAAATATCCTGTCAGCGTCGGTGTCAGTGACAGTTGAAACACAAGGCGAAACGACGATCCATGAAGATGTACTGGTTACTCCCCCAGGCATCACCTGAAAATTCTTTATTGTAGGAGTCTGGGACAATGCCTCTAGGTCTTCCGGTATCGCGGGTTGTTAGCGTATCTATTAGCTTAACTCCGCCTGGCGCTGCGTATGAAAATTTTGATACGCTGCTGATCATGGGCGATTCTAATGTTATTGATACCTATCAGCGTATCAGAAGCTACAATAGCATAGCTGAAGTCGAGGGCGATTTTGGTACTACCGCGCCCGAGTTTTACGCAGCGGAGATATTTTTCAGCCAGTCTCCGGAACCAACTCAAGTCTATATAGGCCGTTGGGCGAAGACGGCAACAGCCGGCTCTCTTGTTTGTGGTGTACTATCTGGCGCCCAACAAGCGATGTCGAATTGGACACCTTTAACGAATGGCTCGTTTACGGTTAGTATTGATGGCACGCCGGCAGATGTTACTGGCTTGAATTTTTCTACACAGACAAATTTGAACGGCGTCGCTGCGGTTATCCAAACTGGTTTACAGAACGTTGGTGGTGGTGGTTTTAGTAGTGCTACTTGTAAATGGTTTGCCCAGGAGGGCCAATTTGTAATTACTTCTGGTGTAACCGGAACCCTTAGCACAGTAAGTTTTTTGACGGCTGGTGGTGGTGTGGACATCAGCGCGCAGTTGAAAGGTACTGCTGCTACTGCTGACTATGCTGTAGCTGGAATTGCGGCTGAATCTGCTATTACTGCTGTTACAATTTTAGATCAACTGCCAACGCAGTGGTATGCATTAATGTTCGCAGCCGGTAGCAATAACGGAGACATTGCCGATTCAGATTACTTAGCCATCGCTGCTTATATTGAAGCGAGCGGGCCGTCTTCGGGTAATCCACATATGTTTGGTTTGGTAACCTCCGAGACTACAGCGCTTGAGGTGAATAATTTAACAGATATTGGCTCTGAATTGATGGCAGCTGGCTACGATCGTACTTTTTGTCAATACTCATCCGAATCTGCTTATGCCGAGGCCGGGATATTCGGGATTTTGCTAACCGTTAATCTCGAAGCGCAAAATTCGATGATCAATGTCATGTGGAAGCAAATAGCTGGCGTGACTTATGAAACATTGACAGCGACCCAAGCCGACTCGCTTGACAGTAAACGGTATAATTACTACACGTTGTTCAACAATGGCGTTGCTATTATTGTTAATGGTATGATGGCGGCTAATGCTTATATAGACGAAATCTTTGGTATGGATGCTTTTGCTAATAGGATCCAGACTGATGTGTTTAACCTTATGGTAACAACACCAACAAAGATACCTCAAACTGATCCTGGTATGCATGATATCACAGTGACTATTCAAAGCTCGTGCGCTGCTTATGTTTATAACGGGTTTTTAGCGCCAGGTACGTGGACAGCTGCTGGTTTTGGTAGTTTAAATCCAGGAGATACTCTGTCGAAGGGTTATTATGTGTATGCACCTCCGGTAGCTACTCAATCTATTGCTACTAGGTCCGCTCGGCAGAGCGTGACGTTTATGGTCGCGGCGAAGGAATCCGGTGCCGTAAATGACGTTTTGATCAATGCCCTTGTGAACCGATGATCGTCAGCCGTCGCGCTGGGATGCGCTGTGGCGCGTGAAAGCGATCAGCACATAGAAAATGCGCAAAGATCTCTTCATCGCATCCTGCGCCGTCCACAGCGCGCCAGAATCAATTCTATACGCAATCATCATGATGAGATGATCTAGGAGAGTGGTATGAGCACATATTCTTTCGAGGATGTCAGCGCTTCGATCACCGGGCCAGGCGGAACTTTCCATCTGGGCAACGGTGCTGGCGTTGCGGCTGAAGGTATTACCTTCACGCATACAGAAGAAAAAGATACGATTGTTACCGGCGCTGACGGCGCAATCATGCACTCGTTGCATGCCGGTATGACCGGTCGGATTACTGTGCGTCTGCTGAAGACTTCGCCAACGAATGGTATGCTGTCCACTTTATACAATTACCAGCGAACTGGTGGTAGTGCCTATTGGGGTCAGAATACGTTCTTGATCTCAAATTCGACACTTGGCGATCAAATTGGTGGAACACAAATGGCGTTTGTTAAACACCCGGATATTGTGTATGCTACTGAAGGTAACATTAACGAATGGGAATTTTCTGGCTACATTGTGCCAGAATTGGGCCAGGGTATTCCCGGGCTAACACCAGCACCATAAAGTGGGGTTTTCTATGTCTGAACCGGCGCGCGTTTGGGCTTCTAAGGCTACGGTTTTTAATAGCTCAAACGACTTTTCGCTTGTGTTTTCTCAAGCTCAGATTCCAACAGACCCGCCATCTGATCCAATGGTCTCGGTGCAAGTACCGATTATACCAGTCGCGGTAGTCGCTATGAGCCCAACTCTTGCCAAAGAACTTTTGGAGATTTTACAACGAACAGTGGCTGTCTACGAGGCGAATGTTGGTATAATTCCTATAGTTAAAAACTCGGTGGAGGTCCAGCACTGATGGCCGAGGTAACAATTGGCGGTAATACTTACCGAACAGGTAAGTTGACGCCGCTGCAGCAATTCCACTTAGCCCGGCGCTTGTTGCCTATGTTGACGGAAGCCGGGGATTTGATTGATTTACTGGCCGATGAGAATACTCCGTTGCCGGATATGCTGAAAGCAAGCGGACCGTTTGTTAAATCGCTAGCCTCTAAAACGGATGAAGAGGTCGAGGCGATCGTCAATGCTTGTCTCGTTGTCGTCAACCGAAAGGTTGGGGATGTGTGGGCGCAGGTAATGCCTCGTAAGGGCCAGTTAATGTTTGAAGACCTTGCTCTGATGGATATGATGCAGTTAATCTGGACAGTTGTTGAGGAAAACTTGTTAAATTTTTCAATAGGCCGAGCCGTAGATTTAGCGTCTCGGCCAGCACTTCGATCGGTATTGAGTTCGTAGAAGTTAGAGACGGTTTAGGTTTTCTGCTCCGTCCAGTTTATGCTGGAATGGTATCTTATGAATCACTCCATAAAACAGAACTGGATATTTGTGACTTTGCCGATATGAACGAATACATTGATTCCTTAGAGGAAAACAATGCTCGCCTCCAACGTTGGTTAGACGCCAACTCACCAAAACATCATTAAAATGGCAGCTGGTACCTCCATAATCCGAGAATTCCTGGTAAGGCTGAGATATGCCGTTGACCGGGACTCTCTTAGGAATTTTCAGGTTGGCTTAGCTAATTCCGCGAAGGAGGTCGCAAAAATCGCGGTTGGTATGACTGCCTCACTAACTGGTATAGTCGCGGCAGTACAACTTACAGCTGGGCGTTTCGCTGATTTATATTACCAAGCCCAACGGGCCGGGACAACTGCGACTAATCTAGAAAAGTTTGGTTATGCTGCGCGTCAAGTTGGCATGTCTACACAGCAATTTGCTGATTTGGCAGTCCAGCTTGGTACGTTATTCCGTGAAAATCCATACTTGCGTGCTTACGCAGCTACACTTGGCGCTACAGCACGCGATACTTCTGTCCAGATATTCCAACTTGCAAAAGCCTACCGGCAGGCGATGGAAGCTGGCCAAGCGGCAGAGATGCTGTTTCGCAAAAGGCTGGAAACTTTAGGGATTGATCCTGAGCAGATACGACAGATTGCTGTTAATCTGAGAGAATTTGAATCGGCTGCCCGTGATTTGCCTAGGTGGGCACAAGAAATAGGGCTTAATTTTAACGAGGCGGCTGAACAAGGACTAGACTATATCCGCCAGACAAATAAGTTTTGGTTCCAATTGGGCATAATATGGGACCGGTTAGTTCTATCTTTGATGCCGGCATTTCAGGCTGGATTACGGGAGCTGTCTGCGTATCTTAAAAATGCTATGCCTGATATCGACAAGTTTGTGACGGGTACGATTATGCCCGCAATATCTAAGCTTGCCGATAGAGCAACATGGGCACAGATAGAACAAGAGGTTAAAAATATTACAGGAGCATTCAATGCGCTTGCAGCCATATTAAATACTATCGGCGCGGCGATTGAGGGCATAAAAGAAGGTATTACAATAATTCACGAGGCGTGGAATCTTGGCACAGCCCGAGATGCGGTGCAACCTACTCCCGAAACTGAGCGTCGCATAAAGGAACGGCAAAATCCGGTAGCTACCGGGTGGGATGCGTTTAAGCGTTGGCTTTCCGGTGCGACGCATTCACCAAAAGTCGAGATTGAAGAAGCTAAAGGTTTGTGGGGTCGATTCAAAGACTGGTTAATGGGTTATCCATCTGCGGTACCGCCAAGAGTTGCTATTGTTGGGGATACCCCATGGCAAGGATACCAAGCACCGAATTTAATACCCGGTGGCGCTTTCGTACCTGGTGGCGCTGGTGGCGGCACTGTTGGCGGCGTCCCTGGCGGCGCTCCTCGTAACAATCCAGGTAATATCCGTAATCCACTTGGCGGCTTTATGCAATATGGTAGCGCGGCTGAGGGAGCAGCTGCGATGGATAAGCTATTGCTTAGGTACCAAGATGTTTATGGGTTAAAGACATTGGCTGGAATAATATCTCGTTGGGCGCCCCCAAACGAAAATCCTACAGGACAGCTAATTCTAAATGCTGCCAGGCGTACTGGAATCGCTCCTGACCAGCCTTTGGATCTTCATGATCCAGCTACATTGGCGATGTTGCATTATGCAATCGTCGCCCAAGAACAAGGACCACGACGAGCTGCATCGTGGCGTGACGCTGCAAGAGCATTAAGAGGCAGACACACAAATTTAGTTGCGGGTGGGGCATTATCTACACCACTTCCAGCAGGCATCGCCCCCTTGTCTGCGGCTGGGGGCACTAATGTAACGCTGTCCCCGACAACAACGATCCACGTCTATGGCGGCGGCCCAGAAGTAGGTTCTTACGTATTCGGTGCTCAGAGTCGGTTAAATGGGGATCTAGTCCGAAACCTGACTACGGCTATTCAGTAAAATATACGCAATGGTAGCTCCAGTACCACAACAAGCGGCAACCTTCTCCGGACCGGTATGGGTAGCGCCAGGCTACGCGTTGCGCCAAATCGGCCCTGAGGCGTCAAGTGGCTTACTTCCTGGTTTGGTGTTTAATGCTGACGTAACCGAACGAGAGGAGCACAGAGATCAGCTTTATATTACCGAGCACCCTATAGAATCTGGTGCAGCAATATCAGACCATGCTTATAAGCGTCCAGCAGAGATACAATTGCGTATCGGCTATTCAAATGCGACGCACGCGGATCCAACATTCGTTACTCAGATTTACCAGGATCTATTGCGCTTTCAAGCTGATCGTACTCCATTTGACCTTTATACCGGTAAACGCGTTTACACAAACATGCTGCTGGCTGGTTTAATCGTTGAAACCGACGTTGCAAATGAATGGGCACTACGGATAGAGGCAAACTGCCGCCAGATATTTTTGGTCAATACTCAGGTTTATGCGATTTCGACCGATCCTAGCGCATTGGCGTCTCCACAGACCGCGTTGCCTACAGTCGACGCTGGATCTAAAACCCTAGGTAGCGCGAGCAATGTCAATACCACCTCGCTTGGTAACTTAATTCCAGGCGGTGCGTCCTCAGCAGCAGTCGCATCTGTCCAAACAGTACCATTAGCTGGACCGGAGAGCAGTTTAGGCACGTCGCCGTTATCATCACCATTTTATGGCGCTCCGTGATCTCATTTTATTTGAAACCATACTGTGCGTACAGCGCTAAAAACGTCAATAGGCCGACAACACAGCCGAATACCAAAGACCAACGGATATTGCCTTCCGCCGTGCCGAACTCCCAACCGCCCAGATTTGGCCTAGGTCTATTGACCGCTGGTTTCTGGTCTTTTGACGGATGAGTTATGTTTATGGTGGTTTTCATTTCTTCCTCACTTTCTCTATCTTAAGATATACGAAATGGCTGTTCCACAAACACTAATTACCACGCTGTCTGGAACGCCCTATACACTAACCTTGCATTGGTGCGATCCAACGGGTTTATGGATCATGGACATTGCTGATAGTTCTGGTAATTTGATTATAGGCGGCATACCTTTAGTGACCGGCGCTTTTCTATTGGCCCAATACAAATACTTAAACTTCCCTGGTGATTTTTTCGTTCAAAGCGCCTCTGATCCTGATGCTACCCCTACTTTTGACAATTTAGGTACAGGGTCATTCCTCTATTATATACCAAATTCTACTTAATCATCTAAGCGGATGCGCTCAACGACAGAGCTTGATAAATGCAATCCAATAGTTTTACTACCGATCAATTTATACGGACGTGGGGTTTGGTGGTATACAACCCCAATAGCAGCCAGGCGCTTGTTCTCTCGCAAGGCAGTGATTCATCCGGCCGCGAGCAACTTCGTTTCATGTTTGAGGTGCGCGCTGTTGTCGTACCAATCCCAAATAGTATGGTAGTTAGGATATACAATCCATCGCCAAATACCGTTCAGAAGGTTATTAAGGAATTCACCCGCATTACCATAGCTGCTGGTTATCGAACCGGTAGATTTGCTACCATCTTTGATGGATGGATAACGCAATACAAGTACGGCGGAGAAACTCCAGTTGATAAGTTCTTGGAGATATACGCACAAGATGGCGATTTACCAATAAACCAATTGACGGTGACTGGTACGTTAATGCCGGGAGCTAATTCGCAACAACAAGTTGTCCAGTACCTCCAGAATAAAGCAGCGCCGTATGGTTTAGGAGTGGGTTCTGGCGTCAATTCTGTAGCTGTCAGTCCGCAATCTCGGCCTACAGTAATAAATGGTATGTGGTATGACGAGATGGGGGTCGTATCCAAATCGTCTACGATAAATGGTCATCAAGGTGTTATCTGGTCGATCCAACAGGGAAAGCTAGTATTGGTTCCCGCGGTTGGCGGACCAGTTGGTGGTGAAACTGCAGTAATCAATGCTGCTACTGGTCTGATTGGTTTTCCAACTGCTACTACTGACGGCATCGAACTTAGAACCCTGTTAAATCCTAGCTTGCATGTTGGCCAGAAGATCCAACTAAACAACGCGGAGATTAATCAGATAGCGGCAGGAATGGGCGGCGGTATTATTAATGGCATTGGTCAGACGATCAATCCAGACCAATCATTGTCGTTTTTTATGCCTGTAAGCGATGATGGTATGTATCTAGCAGCGGTGGTAGAGCACCATGGGGATACTAGAGGACAAGATTGGTACAGCGATATTGTTGCACTAACTATCGACCCAACTACTCAAATGTATTCGAAACCAAATGAGATACTACCATCGCCTGGTGATGTTGGTTACGCTACCGGCCTAAAAAATCCAGGTTCTTAAAATGCAGTTGGGGGAGCGGTGGGAGCAAGCCCAAGTCGCGGTTGAAGCTGGACTAGACCGGCTTCAGTCTCGTATCTGGACAATGATGCCCTGCAGAGTATTGTCGATAGACGCTTCGCGTGAGCATGTTAAGGTACAGATACTTGTCCAAGGTGTTAAGAGGGCGCAAAATGCCCAGGGCCAATATTATTGGCAGCCGTATTCAATGCCAGAAATGCCTATGGTACCGATTAAATATCCAGAAGGTGGTGGCTGGTCATTAACATTCCCAATTGCTGAGAATGATGAAGGCACTGTCCATCTAGCGTCCCGTTGCGTAGACAACTGGTGGTTATACGGTGGAGAGCAGCCACCATTGGCACAGAACGGTGCCGGCTCGCTGCGCCAACATAATCTGTCGGATGGTTTCTATGTACCTGGCGGTCGAAGCAAACCAAATTTTCGTAGCCCGGTTCCGAGTGCTAGTTCTGTCCAGTTACGTGATAATGCTGGCCACAATGTGATATCATTCGATGAGGATAATGGATTTAGTATTACCATGCCTGGTGGTTCTATGAGCTTGGATAAAAACGGTAATCTACGTATCAGCGGAAATATAACTTGGAATACTTCAACTACAGCGACTGATGCAGCTGGCCATAAGCATGGCAGTGTCCAGACCGGTTCAGGCGAGACAGGCATCCCGGTCGCTGGAACATGACATTACTTAAACAATACCCCGTCCTATTGATGAGCCCACCGTTTGGTCTTTCCGCATCTGAACCAAACAATGCGTTTATGAAAGAGCTGTCTCCAACCGAGCGGCAAGTGGATAGAGAAAAAGCATTACGGCAATGGCTTGAAGTCTACAATTTCCTAGCATCGATGAGTTTAGTGGCCTTGCTGCCCCAAGCAGAAGGACTACAGGATCAGTCATATGTTGCTAATCTTGCTGTTGTGCTGACCCACCTACCAGATATGCCGATTGTGGTGTCTAACTTTACAGCAGAAGAGCGTAAAGGCGAACAAGCTCCGGGCCGGGCTTTTTTGGAATCATTACGTGCTGGTCCGGTCGTTACTTGTCCATACCGGTTCGAGGGCGATGCGGACTGTAAATTAATTCGGGACAATATTTACGCTGTTGGTGTTGGGTCGCGTACTAGCGGACTGACGGCTAATTGGTTCGCTGATCAGTATAAGATGCAAGTAATTCCTATCCGGATGCGTGATCCGAAAGCTTACCATTTAGACTGTCTGATTTTTCCAATAGATTCGCAGAAGACGTTAGCCTTTGTTTCGATTATGGATCCTAGTAATATTAAGATGCTAGAGCGGGTTACTGAAATCACACCAACGCCTACCGGTATGTATGGGGCTACGAACCTGGTACGCGTTGACCGTAATTTGCTTTGTGGTACATCGCTGTGGAATATGAAACATGACGACGAGGATTATAACGAAGCAAGGGCATTAGTTGAGTTTGTTACAAAGGTAGCAGCGGATAATAGGCTAGAACCACAGTTTTTCGATTTATCAGAATTTTCAAAATCTGGGGCGGATATTAGCTGTCTTGTATTGTCATTAAATAAACCATATTTTGCTGATTGATGCCAATTCCCCTAAGCCAGTGGTTGGAAGAGCGCAAAGCGCAATTCCGTGATATTTCCGACCGAGAAGTGTCCGAAGTTTGGCTCCACCGCGACCCTATCCGACCCATTTTTCATGACCCTTCTTTGTTGTTATCGCCAGCAGACGGTATTGTGCTATATTGTGGCATATACGCAGAAGGCGATAATATAGAAGCCAAAGGCCGTTCACTCTCACTGGGAGAGTTATTAGAGGGTCATTGGCTACCAACAGTGCCGTGTTTGGTGGTTGGTATTTTCATGACCTTTTGGTGCGTCCACATAACCCGCGCGCCAGTAGCCGGTCCATTATTCTACCGAGAGCTTCCAGCACTTAAAACGCAGAATCTACCGCTAGTGTTCGCCGAAAATGAGCTGCTGAAAGACAAACTCGGCCGTGCGTTATCTTCTAGAGCCGGTTATGAAATGTACAATGCCAGGACTATTAATCGGTTTGTAGCGGCTAACCGTGATGTATTGGTTGTGCAGATTGCAGACCAAGAGGTCAACGTTATCGCGCCGTTTACTACACGACAGGGTTGGTTCTATCGTCAGGGCGAACGGTTTGGAATGGTGCGTCAAGGCTCGCAGGTTTGTTTGATTGTGCCCGGTATATCAATCGATGAAATCGGCGTCGTGCCTCTGATTAAAGCCGGGGTCCATATCGAGGGCAGCGAGCCGATCGCTCGCTTTACATCGTGACGAACATCATTTCGATAAAATCGATTCTGGTGCGTCTAGAAACGTCGCTGATGCGCTGAATCGATTTTTGCGTATCAATGACGCGTCGATCGATCATGCGCATGTGCGCGCGTTGCAGCGTATTTATATGCGATTGGCTGGATCTAAACAGAATTTTAGCTAAGCGGCTTCAGTTATACAATGACCCTGCGCGTCCGTCAACTCTCCGCTACCGGTGATATGGCATTTGGTCAGGGCAGTAGTAATTTCCTGATCAATTCGTCTGCTACCATTGCGCAGATCATCGGTACCCGCTTACGTTTGTGGAGTGGCGAATGGTTTTTGAATCTGAAAGCTGGCGTGCCGTATTTACAGCAAATTCTAGGCAAACCTAATTCTGTGGCTACTGCTGAGATGGTATTACGTGCTCAGATTTTAGCTTGTCCTGGAGTCTCTTCTATCCAGTTATTTTCAGCGTCCTATGATGCTAATACAAGAACCATAACGATAAACGCCACTGGCGTACAGACGATCTTCTCGGCACAACCATTTAATATTACTTTGCCATTGCCGGTACCGCCGGGATGACGACTTATCCGCTTCCCACACTTGCCGCAACAGTAAGTGCCCACGGCATAACGGCGCCTGATCTTAATAACATACTTAGCTCTCTCATTGCGAGCTACCAGGGGATTTATGGCGCGGATGTGTACTTAGGCCCAGATACGCAAGATGGACAGTGGTTAGGTATTATTGCCGATGCAATAAACGATTCAAACCAGACGGCTATTGCGGTCTACAACCAATTTAGTCCAGCAACCGCTGTAGGAACTGGACTGTCGTCGGTAGTCAAAATCAATGGTATCGCGCGGTATGTGCCATCTAGCAGCACCGATGTCGTTACGATTGTTGGCCAAGTTGGAACGCTGATAAACAATGGGCTTATCGGTGATAACCAGAATCTAGGAACTCAGTGGGCGTTGCCCGCGTCTGTGACGATACCAGAATCCGGGACAATTGATGTAACCGCTACATGCACAATTCCCGGCCATTCTACTGCTGCTCCTGGCACACTTATTGTTATCCTTACGCCGACTCCAGGATGGCAGACGGTTACTAATTCTTATTCTGCTACTCCTGGCGCCCCCGTAGAAGATGACGCTCAGCTCCGTCTGCGTCAATCTATATCAACAACCATACCGGCGCTGACGGTACTTGAATCGATTGTAGGAAATCTTGAGAACCTTGCTGGAGTTATAAGGGTTAAAGCATACGAAAATGATACTGGCTCTACTGATAGTAATGGTGCTCCAGGTCATGTTGTTTATTTTGTTGTAGAAGGCGGTGATGCGATGGCTATATGCCAAACCATCGCAGATACACTAACGCCCGGCGTCCTGACTTGGGGAACAGTTACCGAGATCGTATTTGACGCTAATGGTGTGCCCAGGATGATCTCGTATACGCCATTGACCTTGATCACAACCAGCGTGGCAATTACTGCCGCAGCTTTAGCAGGATATGTTGGCAGCACTGGAACTTTGGTAAAGGCTGCTGTAGCAACTTTTTTATCCGAGCTTGCTATTGGCGAGGATTCCTATCTATCACGCTTGTACTCTCCAGCAAATCTTTCAGGCGACGCAGCCACCAGCTCTTCTGGTTTATCTCAAACTCAGCTAGATACGCTCAGCGCGACTTATGACATTGAAGTACCGTTTGGTTTAGCTCAAGCGCGGCAGGATATGACAACAACAACGTCATATTCTGGTGGCAGCTCTGTACTTAATATCACGAACGTAACCAATTTTTCTGAAGGCCAGATGGCCTATGTTACACTGTCAGATGGTCTGCTCTACCAAGTTACAATAACATTGATCTCCGGCAACAACATTACAATAAGTCCTGCAATAGGTGGTAGTGATTCTGTAAATACAGGTGCTTTGGTTTATGTAGTCGGTAATATTGATTTCCAGTATGACGAAGCCGCTAGTGCTGTGGCCTCTAATGTGCAATTTCTTATATCATGAGCGATACCCCGACCTCTTTGAATACGGTGCTACCGGCGCCGGTAGAGGGTTACACTAATTTAATAACCAGCGAGTATTCTGGTCAGCCTAATTTTACGGCATCGGTTGCTGCTGCTATACAACCATTTGCCGATCTTCAAGCTATATTGAAAGCGCTAATCCAATGTTATGATTTAGATACAGCTGTTGGTGTTCAAGAAGATGCGGTGGGTTTGTGGGTAGGCCGTTCCCGATATCTTGAAGAGACGCTAAATGTCTACTTTAGTTTAGATACGGCTGGCCTAGGACTAGATCAAGGTATTTGGTATCAAATCGGCGATCCATTAAGCGGATTAACGATACTCGATGATGACGACTATCGGATATTATTAAGGGCTGTTATCGCTGCAAATAATTGGAATGGAACCGTACCAGGAGCTTACACCGCTTGGAATATCTTATTCGCCGGAACTGGCGTAAATATTCTAATTGATACCGTAGCTTCCCTGGAAATGGCGATTGCCTTGGTTGGCCAATTGCCGAGTGCTGTTGTATCTGCACTGTTTACGACCGGCGAATTGGATTTAAAGCCTGCTGGGGTGACATTGTATCATGTCCTACCAACACTTTACCCGGCAGCGGTTATTCCAGGAGTACCAATTTTTGGACTTGATGCACAGAATCAATCTATAGCCGGCTTGGATTACGGAGCATGGGGGTATTGGGTCGAAGAAGAAGTTGGCGTGCCTTATGTGGTTGAAGTTTTACAGCCGTGGCTGTGGAACGATGGTGGAGTGCTTGCCCTATTTCCTCAAGCCGATTGGCCAGATACTTCGAGTGTACCCGGCGCTGTGTACAGCGATGGTGGAGTGGCTGCGATTGTTCCCGGCATAACCCCAAATCCTTCAGCACCCCCTATAATTTTCGGTCGAATCTTTGCCGCCCAGCTTCTGCTCATTGGTGGTGGTAATCTACCTCTACCAAGTGGTGGCCTCTTACCAGGCCAACTCTACAACAATGGCAATGTCATATGCGTAGCATAAAATACTTAATAGCGCTGATATTGTTGTTGGTTAGTCAAACGGCGTGGGCCCAGACTCCACCAAATCCGACCTTTAATAGTGTAACACTTAATACTCCACTTGCTATTTCTTCTGGCGGTACTGGTGCTAATACCGCAGCTGGAGCTTTAGCTAGTCTTGGAGGAGAAGGCACGCTCGGAGGCGATCTTTGCGGAGCGTTGCCGAATCCTACTGTTTGTGGCTTTCAGGGCCGACCGGTTTCATCTACGGCTCCTTCTCCAGGCCAAGCTCTAGTATGGAACGGCTCAACTTACACACCGACTACTGTTGGCGGCGGCGGTGGCGGAATATCAGGTTCCGCGCTCGGAACATTGATGGTCTCACCTGGATTAAGTGGAACAGCAACCGGATTAGCGGCAACCAGTGGTAATATCCCTTATGTTATTAGCGGAGTATGGCAGGACGAGCCATTTTCAACATTAATGGCGTCTCCCGGATCTATTGGAACTACCACGCCCGGCATAGGAAAATTTAGCAGTCTTACAGATACAAGCGTTACTGGTTTAACGCAATGTGCTGAATTTAATACCTTGGGTCTTCTTGTTGGAACAGGAACGGGATGCTCGGGGGGTTCAGTTAGCATTACAGCTGGAAATTCTAATATTGTTGTAACGCCTTCTCCCTTAACTGGAACCGGTACAATAGGATTAGCTACGGCGTTGACTGGTGAGACTTATAACGGTTTAACCATAACTCCTAATGGTACAAATACGCTTGACATCGCTGCTGGTAAGACATTAACCGATACGTCCGGTATCGGCGCGGAGCTCTTGCTCGGCGCGACAGGAGGTGGTTTTTCGGCTTATAGTGGGACAAGCTGCACCAACCAATTCATAAGTGCTCTCGGTGTAACCGGCTCTGCTTCGTGTGCTTCTGTTGTCAACGCTGATCTATCCGCTGGTACTTTTGGAAACATAACCGGAGTTGGTACGCTTACAGCAGGAATATGGCAAGCAACGCCAATTGGCGTACAGTTTGGAGGTACAGGCGCCAATCTCTCGTCAACCGGCGGCGCAAATAAAGTTGTACAACAGACTACTAGTGGCGGGGCGTTTACGGTAGGACAACTTGCTGCAAGCAACCTCTCCAACGGAACGTCTGGTTCAGGGGCAATTGTTCTTACCACCAGCCCGAGCTTGACGACTCCGGCGCTTGGTACACCATCTTCGGTAACGTTAACAAATGCTACAGGTCTGCCACTTGCTACAGGCGTAGTTGGAAATTTAGCCGTCAATAATCTAAATTCAGGAACCGCGGCGTCCTCAACCACCTTCTGGCGCGGTGATGGTACTTGGGCTACACCGAGTGGCGCTGGTAATGTTTCTACTTCCGGAACAATCACAACGGGATCCTTTGGGATTTGGGCATCGGGGACGACCCTTGCCGGCACAATCGTTCCGGGCACAGGCGTTTTGACTGCTTTAGCCGATAACGTTGGTAGCGCTGGTGCGTTTGTGACGAATGGCGGGGCGCTTGGAACACCATCGTCGGGAACTCTTACAAACGCGACCGGGCTGCCGTTGACTGGTATTACGGGAGCAATTCAAAGTAGTTGCATTTTGGGCAACGCGACTCCGGTTTGGGCAGTATCGTCGAATTGTGCCCTGCTCAACTTGGCACAGATATTTACGGCGGCTAAAACTTTTCCATCTGGTGATCTATTGCTTGGCGGGTCATCGACTGGAACGACAGCGCTTAACTCTGCTAACTCATCAGCGACGAATTATACAATTACGCTTCCAGCCGGTACGACTAACTTTGGGACGACTGGAGGAGCGAATGAGGTTGTCCAGCAGACCTCGGTTGGCGGGGCATTCACGGTTGGTCAACTAAGCGTAAGCAACCTATCAAACGGTGTGACCGGCTCTGGTGTAGTCGTCCTCGCATCTAGTCCCAGCTTAATAACACCGATATTAGGTGCAGCTACTGCAACCACGATCAATGGTCTTACTATTACAAATAACGGTACTAACACGCTTAATATTGCTGCTGGTAAGACATTAACCGACACATCTAGCATTGGCGCAAGTATTCTGCTTGGTACAACTGGAGGTGGTTTTTCAGCTTATGCTGGAACGACGAGCTGTACTAATCAATTTTTGACTGTACTAACCTCTGCTGGTGTCGGCACATGTGCTGGAATTACGTCATCTGAGATTATAACAGCCCTTAATTCTACGCCACTACCGGTTGCGCAAGGTGGTACAGGAACTGCAACGCCTAGTCTGGTTGCTGGAACCAATATTACGATTACCGGTACTTGGCCTAATCAAACAATCTCCACGTCCGGTTCAGCGCCAGTAGCATTGACGGACTCTTCGACGCTATCCGTCCCCGCGCCAACTGGGCTTGGTTCCTCCTACACGCTTGCCATGTCATCAAACTCGCCGTATACTCTGTCGAATCCATCTGCCCTTAGTGCCGGACAGTTCGTTGACTTCATATTCAAAGAGGATACCACAGGAGGCAGGACAATCGGCAGCTATGGCAGCGAATACTACTTCCCTGGCGGGTATCCAGTATTCAACACATTGTCCAATTCCTATAACGGCGTAAGTTGCATCGCGGACACGAACGTACACATGGTGTGCGCCGGCACGACGACGGCCGCCGTTCTGGTCGGGTCGTGCGTCAACCCGGTGACATACGGAGCCGACCCGACCGGAACGGCCGACAGCACCTCGGCATTCGCCGAAGCCTACGCCGCTTCGGTCACGTCGTCGGGAGCGTGTGTCCAGTTTCCGTCCGGTACGTTCAAGATGCTCAGCGGATTTACGGCCAACCTTCCGACGGGCACGTTCGGGGTGACGATCGCCGGCGCGGGGCAGAACACTACAATTCTCTATTGGCCGTCCGCCGTCACCGCTGGGATCACCATCAACTTTAATGCGTCTGGGCCACCTAACGACGTCTTTCATCTCCGTGACATGACGATATCCACCGGAGTTGCCGGTGGGGGTATAGGTCTTCTCGTCAATTGGGCGAGTGTCGAAGCCAACTCGTGGGATCAACGCGACGTCATGAACGTTACGTTTCGGGGTGCCGACGGTGGCCAGGCAACCGACTATTGGAACTACGACACAGAGATGAACATGTCGGCCGTCGTCGCCGGCGGCGACCCCGGAAACATAAACTTTATAAACGACATGTTTTATGGCGCGGGTCCGAAGGGCGGAAACTTCGGAACAGGGACCTACCTGGTAGCTCCATTAAACGCAGGTCGTGTAGGGATTGCGTTTAATTGGACGGACTGTAGCTTCTACGGCGAGAGCGTTGGGATAAACACCGGGCCGCAGAACGTCCAGGGAGTTGTCATAAGCCAGACGGGCTTTACCAACGGTTCCGTCGGAATATTCATCCCGAGCGGCCCGGGCATAGACGATCTGGTCTGCACCGCGTGCCAGTTCGACAACCAGTTCGCCGGCATCAGGGCGTACGGTCCGATCGGTGGCATCGAGGTCGTCGACTCGCTGTTCTACGTGCAGCCTGGTTACGACGCGATTGAGCTAGGCGGCGGCGGGAACTGGGCCAACTTCGAGGCGAACCAGTTCGCCGGTCACGACACGACGACCGATGACGGGATTGTTGTTAGTGGGACTGGGTTCGGCTTCGGCACCGTGGAGGGGAACAACTTCACGGAGTTCAACATAGGTGTCGTTCTCGGCACCGGAACAACTGGATGGGTCGTACTCGGCAACACCTATGGGAACGTCACCACGCAGGTCTCGAACTTGGGATCAGGGAACTCTATAGGGGTAGCGACGCCATGAAGACGTTCATGCTAGCCGCGGTCCTGCTGGCGCTAACGTGCGCACCAGCAGCAGCGTTCGTCTACTTAATGTGGCCGGCTACTTCCAGCTACCACTTACTGATCCAGACGGGCTCATGCCTGCTGATCAAGACGGGAAGCTGTTTTCTAATAAGATGAGACTAAAATGAGACTGATAATCCACATCATCTGCGGACTGCTATGCGCATCCTTCATGGCCTGGTGTCCGCACGCGTGGGCCGACGGCACTATAAATACCCTATCTCCCGGCACTGCGCTCACGGGTCCCGAACTGATACCTATGTTCCAGGGCTCCAACCCAGCCGTCTATACGACGCCAAGCGCGATCGCAACGTACGCGAGCGGGTTGTCCCCAAGTACCTCATACGTCGTCAATACGACATCGCTCCGTGCTACTTCTACCGCATCGTTTCCAAACGGTGTACTTCGGCTTACCGATGGTGTAGCAGGAGCACCGCCACTGTTCTTTACGCCGGGTACCGGTGCTTGCGCCACCGACGACGGTGCATCTTGCGTCAACTCGTCGAACAGCGCTCATTGGAGTGGGCAGTTCCCACCGGGCGGTCGCGATATTCGGCAGTTCGGTGCGGTGGGAGATGATACGACAGACGCCACTGCCGCCATCCAGGCCGCGATAAATTCACTGCCCGCAACAGGCGGCACAATCTTCTTCCCAAATCAAACATTCAAGATTAGCAGTCCTGGGCTGTTTGTGGGTAACGGCACCGGAGCAGCACTATCAACGAAACAAGGAGTTTACCTAAAAGGTGACGGGGATCCGCTGATCACCGGCGGCGGGTGGGACAATTTCACCACCGTCACCGCACCCAAGATCGATTACCGCGGTGGCACGGGAAGCGCGGTGTTTATAGATGGCCCACTCGAGGGGTGGGGCATAAGCAACCTAGAGGTCGATTGCACCAATGCGACCGGCACCGTTTGGGGGCTGGATATCCGCAGTGGCAGGCTTGGTAAGGTCAGCAATTTCATCACTGACAACTGCTCTGTGGGCATTTATAGCTGGACACAGGACACGACGCCGCCCACTGTGCCGGAAGTCGACAGTTTGTCAAACTCATACAATAACATCGTGTGCCTTGCGGGCAACAATTGCATGGTACTGGATGGGGGAAGCAACGGCTGTAACTGGGACACAACCGGGAATCTCATTACTAATATAACGGCCATGTTTCCCAACTCGTATAGCATCATCGTCCGGTTTGCCGACGGGAACTTTATAAAAGCATTACACGATCTGGGAAACCACACGGAACACGGCATCCTCCTGGACTACACCACCTGCGGTTCTCACGGATTTCCGGGGGGAAATAGTTTCTCGGAGGTCAACGCGGTTTATTCGGATTTGGGCACCCCGCCAACATACGATAATGGAAGTGGGTACCCGTCCGGGGTGAACACCATAAACAATCCTATAGTTGGAGATGGTAATTTTCCACCCATTGATGATACGGGTCTTATCGTCAGCCACACGTATGCCCCGTGGACTCCGACATTACTTGGGAGCACCGTGGCGGGAACGGCAACGTATCCAACAAACGGCCAGTATGGGAAAGTCGTCGAGACCGGCTTTCAAACCACGCTCTATTTTCAGCTTGAGGTAAGCTCGATATCTGGAGAGTCGGGGTTAATCCAGATAGGGGGAGTTCCGGTGCGCCAGAACAGCACCGCGGCTGCCGGATGCACGATTGAGGCTTACTCAGGATTGAACCTAGACGCGGGCTACACTCAGGTCAGTGCTTACGTTGATGCGCCAAATATAAAGCTTCTGGAGAGCGGGCCTGGGGTGGGCCAGTCTCTGATAGACACGGCCAAGTTATCGGGAAGTAACATGACTTTTACTGGGGTGTGCAGTTATGCCAAGCTTTAGGGTCTTGCTGGGAATACATCGCCACATCCGAATCCACCGACAAAATGAAATTTTTTATTCGGTGTAAAGGGGCAACAAATGCCGACTCCAGTTGTTGATTTTTTGCCCTTTGCCACAGGCGCAGGCGCAAATGTTGAGGCTCAAGCTACTTGGATAGCTGATCCGGTCGTTACGGCCGGATTTTCATCTGGCATTGCGCCATCGGCCGGGTTCAATAAAGCTTGGCGGCAGCCATCATTTATAGGCGCTGGTATAGCCAATTATATGGCGGAGGTCTTACAAGCCAATGTTTCTGATAATGCCAATCTGGCAGGATTTGTCACCCAGTTATGGCAGGCATTGTTAACAGGAGGAGCTTTTACTGATGTAGGTGCTGTTAATGCACTGCTTACCGCAAATCCAACATCTCCATTAGGTTTGACTTTTCCAGCTCCTACTGCGGGACTTCAAGTTACTGTTAAGGCGTCTGCGACAAATACTGGTGCTGCAACGTTTAATTGGATGGGTACTGGAAACCATCCTATAACATTTCCGGATGGTTACGCACTCCAAGGTGGCGAGATCCAAGCTGGCGGTTATGTAACACTTATTTATAGTGGTACAAGCTGGCAGATAATGAATGTCTACCAGCCTGAAATAATCCGTTGGGATGCGTCATCGCCGCCTAGCAGTGATATACTCCTTCCTGCTGGTCGCAAAGCAATAATCACATTCACCGATATAACGAGTTTGCCACTGAAGATCGCAACTGCTAGTGGCCAGTTTTATGAAATTAAACAGGCAGTATATGCCTGTTCAGCAACAAATCAGGATTGGGCTTTACAACCAAATAACACTTCCTATTCAGGCGCTTTTGCATCTCACGCTATAGAAGCAAGTGATGGCGTATTATCAGCATTTGGCAGCGCCTCAAGCATAGAAGGTTTTACTTTATTAACTTCTAATGTAAATGGTTACGTTAGTCAGGTAGCAAATGTTGATTATTTCACTAGCGATTATTTTAAAGTCGATTTGTTTTATGGTCCTAGTGTATCCGACACAATAAATGACATTGGACCATCTATGCTTGATTGGCAAATTACGACGTACACACAAGGAAAATCTCTCAGGACAGTTGGCGGTATTACTGGAGGCGGCTCTGTGTGCTTTGCCTTATGGAATGATACAATTACGCCATGGACATCGCTTGGTACATTATTCATTGCTCCTGGCGGTGCGTTTACCGGCGCACTTAGTATTGAAAGGATTGCCTGATGGCACTGCACGCGATTGTCGTTGATGGTATTATAGAAGACCTTATTTCTCTACCAGATGGTCAGGCTATAACATCTTCTCCACACCTAAGTCCGGCGCAGAAAGCAAATGCGATTGCTGTGCCGTCTGGTGTCATGCCAAAACGTGGATGGCATTATACAAATAATACATTTTCGCCAACAGGAACCCGTCCGGTTCTAACTTTGGCACAGCAAGCTTTGGCGGCAGCATCTGGTGGTTTAACAGTTACACTAAAAGGCTCAATTGATCTTCCAGCAACACTATTTCCTACTGATGTAGCAACACAGAGAAGGATTGATCAAGTTGCTATTTTCCTAAACACTCCAAACAGTGGTGGATTAGAATCTTTTCCAATAAAGGATGTGTCTGGCGTGTGGCATATACTAACAGTCGCACAATACACAGCCGTAATTTCGGCGATCATGTCTTATGTTGTAATGTGTAATCTGATTGCCGATGGAAATCCTCTTAACGTGACTGAGTTACCGTCAAGTAATGTGGTATTAAACGTTTGAGAGCCTAGTGTTGACAACTGCTAGCAGAGTGTACAAACAACGAATTTGCCCAGCTTGCAGGTGGGCAGACGTGGTCGATGAGCGAACTTCACCACGCCCGGTGGATTTTAGATCACCGATCAAATCCCCTCGAACACGTCCGGGGCTTGCAAGGCTGGGCGTGGTGGAGAACCCCTTAGATGAATCCCTGTATAATATGGGCTACACAACGATCGCGTAGCACCCTCGTTAGGCAAATATTGGAGCTGTGGTCCGACTGGCCGATGGCTGACGATGAGCCCTTCGACCCCGCAGTGTTTGATGGCAGCGGACCTCATTGGCAATTTGGCTGGATAGCGTGCCGACCTGAAGCTGAGTGGCCGATGCACCTTCGACAGGTATGTGACGAAGGTTGGATTATCAAGCACGTCTACGATTTGCTGCCCCTAAACTTTAATCTAGCACTGGTACGCGCTGCTGACGCATCAGGTTACCGTCATATACACCTAGATCGTCTTGATGCACTAGCGCGTCTGGTGTCACTTGGGGTGGCAATTTCATCGTGCAGGTGGACGCGTGACCAGCACGGTAAGTACCAGGGTCAGCCTCTCAATGTGGCGTGGCTCATAGCACGCCACAACGAAGCAAAAAGACAGTGGCGCGCGATATCTGAGAAGCTACCGCTGTGTTTTGAATTGCGATCTGAGCGGCTAAATACGACATCCGATTTTGAACGGCTGTCGCGTTTTCTACACGTAGACCACGCACGTTGGCGGGAAACTTTACCGCGCATTAACGAGATGGTGCGCACCGGTGGTCAGGACACGGCGGCGCTCCGGCCAAGAGTGCCTAATGTTGCTGAGTTGCGGAGGGCGCTCGCATGACGCGCCATCCAGATTTCCGTTACGAGCAGCCGGTCATACGACGCCCTCATGCAATTGCACCCGACCTGTCGAGTGTCTATGTCGTCTTGATCAGCCATCTGATGCCTATGGCGCCAGGATCTGATGCGGGTCTCTCTTCTATCATCACAGCTGAAATGCGCATACTGCGCCGCGCGCATGTTCATTGTATCTGCCGACGCGCCGCCAATGCAGAGGAGGTTACAACCTGGCTGGAGGCCCAACAATGGACAGGTAACCGTCCAGTCACCCATGTGGTTATCAATACTTATGGGTTCATTACTGGGCACAATATAGCCGCGCTTGCCGCACAGTTTGACGATATCGAATTCATCGTGCTCAACCATTCGGGCCAGAGCTTTCTACACATCGACCCGAATGCGATGGACAATGTTAAAGCCGTGCTTGATCTTCAAAATAGCACGCATAATGTAGTCGTAGCAGGCAATAACTCCCGTTTTGTTGCCATGTGCCGGGACAGCTTCGGCGTCGACGTTACCCTGCTGCCCAATCTTTACGATATCAACGGCTTCACACCTAACCCACCATCACGTCAGGGTTTTGATCCACTACGTATAGGAACCTTCGGGGCGCTTCGGGAGGCCAAGAACCAGTCCGTCGCTCAACAGGCTGCTTTAGGGATGGCACGTCGCCGCCGCGTCCATCTAGAGTGGCACGTTCTCGGCAAGCGTTTTGATAGCGCGAACCACATCCTACAGTCGAGACAAAGGCTATACTCTAATATACCATCAGCAACGATCATTGAGCATGATTGGTGTGTCTGGAGTGACTTTATCAAGATTGTTGAGGATATGGATATCCTCCTGATGCCGAGTTTCGATGAGACCTTCTGCTGTGTTGTTGCAGACGGCATCCGTATGGGCGTTCCGAGTGTTGTCACGCCCGCGATGGAGTGGGCACCGTGGTCTTGGCAGTGCCAAAGGCCATATGACCCAGAAGCAGTTATGCATACTGGCATGGCGTTGCTGGGCGACCATAGAGGTGCTGTCCACGACGGACGCTGCGCTCTCACAGAATATGTAGAACATGGAACTATCCGTTGGATTAACCACCTTATACGGTGACAGGGGACGAATATGCTGTTGCGACCTTACATCGATGGTATTCACCCTTATGTTCACCGTCCTAGCCCCCGCATGCTGTCAACACCGTGGACGCTGCCCGCACTGTGCGCCGCCTACGGCCTCCCCAGGAACCTCACCGGCGGCAATAGAATCGGCATCATCGAGCTAGGCGGTACCGCCTCTGCATCGGATATGGAGGAGTTTTGCCTGTCGGTTGGAATGCCAGTACCAAACATAGTTTATCCCACATCTCCCTTTCCCTCCGATCCTGAAGGAGCCAATGTAGAAATAGCCCTCGACCAGCAAGTGGCCGCATTCGTCAGTTGGTGGTGTACAGGAAAAGTACCAACGCTGGTCATGGTCTGGGATGAAACCGGCAACATCTATCCAGGGGTCGCCTCAGCGGCAGAGGCAGGTTGCGACGTGGTATCAATAAGCTGGGGTGCTCCTGAGAACGAATGGGGCAAAACTGCAGCATATGCGATGCATACAGCTGCTGTTGATGCTAGTGATAAGGGGACAGCAGTCTTCGCAGCTTCCGGCGACAATGACTATAGTGATGGTGAGCCAGGCGCGGCGCATGTCGATTGCCCGGCTTCATGTCCTGGTGTAGTTGCGTGCTCGGGCACGACGAAGACAACTACCAGCGAATTCTGTTGGAACAATGGTGGTGGCGAAGGAACCGGCGGCGGGTATTCTGTATTCTTCAATCGCCCAGTTTGGCAAATTAGTGTGCCGAAGCTCGCTAATGGTCGCATGGTTGGCGATTTAGCGGCTAATGCGGATCCCCATACTGGTTATGAGATCGTCTGTGGCGGCCAGAAGATCGTTGTCGGCGGCACGTCTGCTGTAGCTCCATTTTGGGCAGCGCTTGCAGCTGCAATCAAGGCAAAGCCTGGAACCGTTGAGCACCAGTTTTATAAGAACCTAAGTTGTCTTCAGCGGATTGTTGTGGGCAATAACGGCAAGTGGCCGGCGACTGTATGCGATGGCCTTGGCGTTCCTATCGGCTCGAAGGTATCAGGAATGTTCAGCTAAAAACAAAAAAAACCACTACAGATAACAAAGGGGCTGGTAGTTTTTTACCAGCCCTTTTTTCTGTGTTTACGGCGACGATCTTCCAAAACAGTCGAGACACAGCGGGCGCCCATGTGCGTATTCGCGCATAGTGGTTAGCATTCCGCATATGTGACAAGCATTCTCGGCCAAGAGCTGTTCAATTTCCTCCTCGGTTGGATCTCTGTCAACGAAGCGCTTATCCCGGCATACCAGTTTTGTGCATTTAGAGCAGAGGTGCATGCCGGCTTCCACTGAATATGCCAATATCCCATTTTTTATCGTATCAACCGCCTGATCGAATAGGGTCCAACTGTCGGATAGTTTTCCGGCTGGATCGAGATTAGCCGTGAATCTGTTTCCACAGCCATCGCAGCTAAAGATAGCTTCTATCTTGATGAGACTCATGTCTTGTTAATCCTTCCTTTTCTCGGCTGGTGTTTTTCTTCTTGTATATCCACTAGGTGGATCAAGTGAAACAAGAACGACAATGTTGCTGCCGTTATCAAATTCATAAAATTGGTTACCAAGGCTGCGGGTAGCTTTACCATCTTTTGCATCTTGGGCAAACTTTGCCGCCATCTTTGGCGGTAGCGATTGTACGTCCATCATCTGCTTTTACCCCCTTATGTATGTGGAAAGTTTGGCCAGCGTGGCTGTTGCGATACGTGCGCGAAAGCTTTTCTTATCACCTGGTTGAAGTAGTACTATGATCACACCGTCCTCCTTTCAATCCATCCGGCAGATTTCAAACGATTCGTCCGGTTGGATGATAGCCACCCATGCGCAATCATAGAACCGGATGGTTTCGTACCGGAGCTTCGTCTCCGCCAGCAACTGCACTTCTGGATCGCCGGGATACGACAGATTGCCGTTTGGCAGCATCTTGAATCCATCAAACGGCCGCCAACCATACGCAGCCTTAAATTGCTCGCAAGCTGGCCGTTCATCGTCTACGTTCAAGAACCCGGGTAAGAAACCAAGCATTCCAGTGTGAGCTTTTTGATGGCATTGTGTCCACATAAGACCGTTATGATGTAAGACCCACATCTCGTCCTCCTAGGATTTTGCAGCCGTAGTGCTGCGCTCTGCCTTCCTATTTAAGAAGGGCAGGCCTAAAGACTCACTCCACAAACACTGTGATGTCGTTTGGCGGCACTATTGCATAAATCATCGGCTGCCGCCCTGAGTTGGTATTGCCATACTCAGTAATCATACGCCGCTTCAAGCAACGAGCATCCGCCAGTGATGAAGTCCAGCGCTTATCATACAGCTGCGGCGCGCCGACGAACAGCACCACCGAGAACCTGTCGGCTTTGGCAATCTGTTCGTCGGCCCACTTCTCAGCGTTGCGCTTGCGTTGCGCCCGGCTCACTTTTTTTCGTTCATAACCGCAACGGCGGCTTGCCACGCTGCGATGCACGCATTGGCCATACTGATAGACATGTTCGCTTTCTTGGCGACTGAGTCCGCCGTTATATTTGGATCGGCAATGATCACCCGAAACGCCCGCAGGTAACGATTGTCCTTCTTCACCTTTAACGGCTTTGCGGGCTTGTCGGCCTTCTGTTTACCAGCGGCTTTCGTGGCTGTCTTTTTCCCGTTGCCGTTGCCGTTCTTGCCACCGCCGGCTTGCTCAGCAAGCATTTCTTCATGAATGACCACGGCCTGATTCAGCAGCTCATCGAGATAGGACCCAACATACCGGCCCTTTTTCGATGCGTTTTTGAACGCGTAGAACTTCGTAACGGCCGGATCTTCGATCACGATGTTATCGCTGAGTGGGTTGCTTGTGACGACAAATCCGTATTTTGCGATCGTCGCATTCTGTTCCGCTGTAAAATCGTATGGCGGCGGCTCTGGTGCGTCGGGGATTTGCGAAGACACGCTCGACGTATCAACACACGCGTCAGACGTTTCGTGCGCCTCAGACGACGCTACGCATTTCTGTGACGTGTCGTTTTCTGCATCGGCTATCGGCTCTACTTTTGGTAGGATCTGAGCGCGCTTGTGCTGATCGTGATTGTCCATCGCTGCCCTCAACAACAGTGATAGATTGCCGCCCGGACCGAACTTGTACCGCTGTTTGGCTTTTTTGCAGGTCGGATCGATTAGCACGAAATGACCGGTGTCGTCCTTCAGATCGAATCCATATTGGTCGATAATGGCGCGCTCGACTTCACTGATAGCCGAAGCGCTGATGGTGGGATCGATTGACATTTGTTCCTCCTAGGATTTTGCAGCCGTAGTGCTGCGCTCTGCCCTCCGAAGAGGGCAAGCCGCAGAACTACTAGCGAAGGTGGATTGAAACGTCTATGTCACGGTATTTGCCGCTTGCTGCTCTGCCTCTATTTCCGCCACTTCGTAAAGTGTGCCGATAGCTTCGGCGCGTGCTTTAGCGTAAGAGCGCAGATGCGCAGCGTATTTGCGCATTGCGATGCGCTCGGCTTGTTTGGTGAGGTTAGCTATCGGGCTAAACGAATAGCTTAGGTGTTCATAACTGTCTTGACGCTCGCTCTCTCTAGTGAAGTAGCGCGCCAGCTCATCAGCAGTTGCGCCTTCCTCGGCAGAGCGAATGATCTGGCAAAGCACGGTGTGCCGTGCGGCTTCTTCGACCGTGGCTATAGACCATTCAAATGCGTCAAGCGGGTGAAGCGCAAATTGTTTGGCCCACTTGTCCAGCTCGGCTTTGCTCTGGTCACGTTCACGGTAGGCAGACATGACAGCCTTAGGGTTGAGCCAGTCGAATTCTGGGCTGAGCATCATTTTGGCGCTGTCGAGGCGCTTGGTAAACTCGATCTGCTCGCGGGTCAATTCCTGCCACACTTGGTAGTCGCCGCGGGTGCCGCGAACGGACCAAACGCCGCCCTGTATCTTGGTTCGCTGTTCGACGCTTTTATCAGCTTCTCGGCGATTGCCACAGCGCTCTACCAAGCGCGGTGTCTGTAACGTCGTCATACTCTCCTCCTAGGATTTCGTTGCGATCGAACTTAGCGTTACCCAGCCGGCACCGCGGGGAGGCGTTCGATCTTGCCGGCCAAAGGGGCGCTGGACGCCCTAGTCGTTAGATAACAGTTTGATAAGACGTTGGACATCGTCTGGAGATATAGTTATATCTTCAGATCGCCACCGGCGCGGCCCCTCCTTGAGCCGTATCTGAAAAAACGCACTGCCATCCTCCATTTTCTTGGCCTCCAAGAAATAGGTCTCCGGATTTGGGTCGTGCTGATCATGGAACTTCATTCTGTCCTCCTAGGAATGATGCGTTGTCCGGGCTTGGAACCGGACTGCTGCATTACAATGGGCATTACTGCCCATTGTCCTCTGCGTTACACACTACCAGTAAGAACCGGTGTTGGTTTCACGGGATCAGGACCGTTATCTCGGTCATCGCCATCGTTAGACGGTCGAAATATATCCGATCGCATAACTATATAATCGTCGTTATCCGGTTTGGGATAGTCTCTGAGTTCAAGGGTCACGTTTTTGTTTTCTTCTGCATAATCGAGCAGTATATCATTCCACATCGAATCGGACTCGGTTATACTTTCGACCAAACGATCGTAGAATAATGAAGCGTAGTATTCTTGCGTGAAGGTCGCTATTGCACCTTCATCGTCAGTCCACACTTCATATTCATGCTCTCTCATTCTGTCCTCCTAGGAATTTTCCCGCTGTCAGCCGGCCAATGGCCGTTGTCCGCCAGACGCGACGTGGACGCTGCGGGTTGTGTCTGGCAATGATAATATACGACTTCGATCCAAGATCCCTTTCGGGTTGCGCTCGTTCTCATTCCGCTAGGTGATAGACTATATGACGTTCTGCTTGATGAGTAGGTTATACCTGTTGGTACCGAATGCAAGGGAAAACCCGCACGCGTATCCAACTTTTTTTCTATGTTGGAGAATCAATAGGTTAGCATCAAAGATGCACGCGAGGGCGCTTTGGCGAGGCTCGACCGAACAAGTCCGTCGCGTTGCGCGGCTTATCATGTACGGGCGTTATCGGCTCAACCGTACGTAGCAACGTCTGTGCCTGCTCCTCAGAGATGATGCGCACGCTCCATGCGGTATCGTCGCCTTCTCGTGTGCTCAACTGCCAGCCAGACTGGACTTTGAACAGTGTGAAGCCAGTGAGGGTCACAGTTCGTAGCCTTCGGGGAGCGGCGCTACAGCTTCGCCCGGAATCATTTTGCGGGCTTGACGCCACCCAACGAGATTGCCATGCTCCTTCGGACACAGCCAACCGGAACCCATACCTAAACTAATCCTAATGTATTCATCCGGTGTCGCTTGATGCTCTAGTGGACTTGCATGGATTGGTGACGAGCCAACTAGCTTATCGTAGATTGCCAGTCCACGATCTACTGTCATGCGCTTGCCGGTTTCCAGATCGTTGTAGGAGAGGTGAGCGCAGCGGGCAGCCGACAGATAGCGAGCGACTTCCTGGTCTGGGTCTGCCGAATTGCCCGCGAGCTCGGGCTCGTTGAGATCGACAAACGGCAGGTGCCATTCGCCGGGCTGTAGCAGCTTCGGCTCACTAGACTTGTATGCCGCGAAGCATGCCTGGGCCAGTACCTGGATTGTTGGGTCGGCTGCCGCATCGAGCCTCAGCCCGAAGAAGTTCAGCCATATGTCGCGCGTTGCGGTCATTAAGCTGTGCATTCGGATGTATGGACCCAAGGGGCGGTTGACGATTTCTTTGGCTAAGTCACCCCTTAGCAGGCCCTCCGCTGCTTCGACAGCCTTGTGCGCCGCCTGATGCCACATAACTTTTGCCCAGATGAGATCGCCGCCGGTGAGTTCTTCGCCCCCACCCATGCCCTTCGCCCGGCGGCGAAACTTCGCCGGCATCGCTGGGTCTTCGCGGACTTCGGCAATGAGCTTTTCCGGTGGCACAGCGCGCGAGCTGCGGTCGGACAAGCTAAAGCCGCGGTGGCGATTGCGCTCCCCGAGGATCATGTGAGGGAAAACGACGTACATGGACGTCAGACGTGCTTCCGGTCCGTACGGGGTAACGCTATCGAGGATGATTGTTGCGGACGTAAGGTAGCTCATGGTTCGCCTCCAAGACGTTTGATTTCATCGGCTAGATACCAGCGTGCTTTTTTCAAGTCTTCAATCGAATCGCCTTTCTCATCCGAGCGCCAAATATATTTTATCGCGTTACCAAGATTAAAATTCATATGGCGGGTGATCTGGATACACTCGATACCGGAAGGATGTTTGGTATAGTGCGCCGGATGATCAACTGTTTCTGTCATATTCTTTGCCTATTTAGTACCCTACCTGGATCTTCTACTAGTGCTTTGAATAGCGACCTCGATTCAGAATGGAACTCTAAAATCTTTTCATCTATGGAACCTTTTACGATGAGGTCATAAATCATAGACCTGAATTTCTGCCCGGTCCGATATATACGGCCCTCACACTCATACCGTTCAATACCACTAACCGGGCTTTCTGCAAACAGTACATAATTCGCGGCTTGTAGGTTTAAACCCATAGCTCCTTTCTTCCAATTAGCTACCAATATACGGAAATCTGGGTCGTTATTGAAGCTGTCCTTGATCCGAGTCCAATCCTTTGTTCCGCCCCATAGCCAACCAAACTTGTATTTAGCTTTTGTCAATTCTTGGCAAATACGGGCTCCAAAATAATTGAACTCGTAAAATACCACTAACTTTTTGTCCTCTGGAGCCTCGTCAATAAGCTCCATTAGCAGGTCTAATTTTGGATTATGCTCGAACTCGATCTGAGCTTTCTCTCCGGTTTCATCATCTTTAAAGCCAACAAAACCAGAGCTGATCTGCCGCATACGCAGAAAGCTATTCTGCACCTCCCGATAATTACCCTTTGATGCAATCAGCTCGTCTCTGATCATATCGTAATATTGCCAATTTTCCTCCGGAAATTCACACTCTTTGCGGATATAGACTTTGGGTGGTAATTGGACACATTCATCAATCGCATACCGTAGTGAAGAGGCCGCGATGAATTTAGCCAGCTCTTTCTCGCGCCGTTTGCGAAATGTCCAGCTAGTCCCCCAAGGTGATTTAACCCGCCGCCAAAATGCTTCTCGAAACATGCCTGCAGACGTACCTAATGCTTTGCCTCTATCAATCAGGCAAAACTGGCTCCATAACACAAATGGATCTCTACCAAATGCTCGGCCAGCTAGTGCGTAGCGTAATTGGGCCGCGTTTGAAAAATCTTGGCAAACTTGGTATGATAATGAAGATGT